GTTTATAGAGCAAACTGTGGAAAGAATACGACCTGATTTACTTCTGCTCGGTCCGATCTACAAGTCATTTATTGATCCCGGTGGCAGGACATCCGAAGCGATCACGGTTGAGATTGCTAAATACTTTGACATGTTGAGGGACTATTACAACTGTGCTCTTTGGCTAGAACATCACGCTCCGTTGGGCACATCTACGACAAGCCGTGATCTACGCCCATTTGGTTCTGCTGTTTGGTCACGCTGGCCGGAGTTTGGCTTGTCTTTGACGCCAGACCCTACTGCTGTTGGTGACTATGTTTATGATGTCCGCCATTTTAGAGGTGCGCGAGATCTGAGAGAGTTTCCAACTAAGATGAGAAGAGGGAAAGTCTTCCCGTTTGAAGTTATGGAATTCATGAAGGTTTGAAATGGCTGAAAAGGGTTTAACTAGAGAGTTTCTCGCTGAACGCGATTTGCGTATTTTCAAGATGAGGCAGGCTGGTATCCCTATCGCCGAAATTGCTAGACGGTTTGGAATTGGGTCTACCAATGTTTCCCATTCAATTCGTAGGCAGTTGGGCAAGTTGAACCAAGAGGCTTTGCTTGCTTACCCTGAAGTTTTGCAAATGGAACTTGAGCGTTTGGATGCTTTGCAGTCCGCAATCTGGCCGATGACGCAACACAGAAAACAAAAAATGGATGACGGCACAGAGGTTGCTATTGAACCCGACATTAAGGCTGTTTCAACGGTTCTTTCAATCATTGATCGTCGTGCGAAGTTGCTTGGTATGGAGCAAACTAATGTCAATGTGCAGATGGATGTGAGGGATGCTTCCCCTCTTCGCGCTGTACTTGCTGGTGCTCCCGGAGTTCTTAGCGCTGAGAAGTTTGATTCTGAAGCAGAGGGCAAGAAACTTCTTGCACTTATGGCTGATGCAGGGATCCTTCCAAAAGAGCAGATCAGGGAACTATTGAATGATTTCCCTGCTCTTGAAGATGGCGACGATATTCAGGATGCTGAGATAGTTGATGCTGAGGACGATGCCGTATCACAAAAAGAGATTGACACCATCTAATTTCGTAAAACGATAGTTTCTTGCAGTTGATCGCTTGCAGAGATGGCATCATGTATCCCTATGATTATTACAATTCTTATTACAGCGGCGATCGTTGTGTCAACCCACTCATTCCTAATGCATTCTGTTGACAGATTTGACCGCTACGGCGACAGCGGCGGTTCATTCCGTGAATGGACAGAATTTGAAAAACAGAAAAATCCTTTAAATTTCTAATTACTTTTTTCTGGCGTAGTAATACCCCAAGTTTTTCCATTGTTTAACGTTTGGGTCATCAAGCAGTGAGGTCATGTTCTTTTCGTATCCTTCGTCAACTGCATCTTCGTATTGCTTTGAGTTGCTGTAGTGACCAATAACGGCTTTCCTTGTCGCATTTTTGTCAGCAGACACTAGGGCGCGATGAATGAGATTGCCATGCCAAATCAACAGGTCGCCTTTTTGAGCAAGGAAAGTAAAATGCTCTACTTCTTTATGCTCTTCAACTTGTTTTTCAAGTTCATAGTTTAACCACCGTCCATCAATCACTTCCCCACTATTTTCTCCAAAATAAGCCGTATGCTTATCAAAAACCCATTTATGTGATTTGGGTATCAGTTGGAATGGTCCTGTTTCGTACAAAACATTTTCTACCGCAACCCAAGCACCTATGTAGTTGTTGAAGGCGGCGGGGTTTGAATGTATTGAATCCTGATGCCAATTTTTTTGGCTACTCATAGACCATGTGTCTACACGGTGAAGAGCAACAGCAAGTTTCAGTTCAGTAAAAAAATTTACTATTATTGGACTGCACATTATGTCCATTACTTCGGGATGTTCTATATACTCTTCCTCTTTATCCCACCCAAAATTATTTCCATACTGATCAGTTTTGTTGGAGTTTTCTTTCTCCCATACAGAATTGTATTCATCTAAAAGACTTTCGCTTATAGCCTTTTTGAATACAACATAACCATTTTCGTGGAAAAAATCTATTGGCTCCATTTTCTATTTAGATATCGTCCCTATAAAATATTTCAAATCCGCAGTGCATTACTGCTGAAGCGAGTGTACCAAAGTATGTTTCTCGGTCTAGAGATGAGTCAATCGGTTCCTGTTTTAGTTTCAACGACGCTTTTAGCGCTGCGGGGTATTCAATATCGCGCATTGCTTTCCCGCCGTTAAACCAAAGAACATCACCGAAATCAACTTTTCTTCCTAGTTGCACCTTGTATGGCATCGCAACAAAAATATGGTCGTCAAGCGTTAGGTGAGTAAAAGATACGCACTCTGTTACTGGTGAGTCTTTTAAAGCAAAAAGTTGTGCAAGGTTTTCACCAGATGTTTCTGCTGGAGCCATTGAGCAATATCCTTCGGCTGCGATGGTGAATTCTGTGATTCCCCAACCACGACGCATGATTACGGAAGCCTCTATCAGTGACTGAATCCGATCATCTTTAGGAATGGAGAAGGTATTTTTGAGTTGAATTATTGTTGCCAACTCATTATTTTTCCACCCAAATATGTTTATATTTAAATCTGAGCCTATTCCATCTTCTTCAATTAATGAAGTTTTTGCAGTTTTAATTGACTCGGCGCATAGCGCTATTTTGTCAAATTCTGTTTCGTAGAAGCCTGTATACATGTTAGGAAACCCTACCGTATGGTCACTTCTCCAAAATGATGGGGGTTACATTTATGCTATTTATTTTGTACTAGGGTTTTTGTATGACATCAAAACAACCAAAAAAGTCAAACAAAAAGAAGGCTCCTGTCAAGAAGGCATCAGCAAAAAAGGCTCCTGCCAAGAAGGCTCCCGTCAAGAAAGCATCTGCTTCAAAGAAGACAACAAATGTTCGTCCTGAAGACTCTGATCGTTTATTGGCAAAAATCAGTGAACCAAAACAGCAATTTGCAAATGCCGAAAAGTTTATGAAGGTAATGGCTGAACAGACTGCTGTTATCAGGGTAAACGATGTTAAATCTTTGCCTCTTCGTAAGAAAATGCTTGCGTGGTTCAAGATTAGCAAGTAGTCTGAACCCCATGAGGGGTTTACGAGGGGAAAAATGACAAACGACGAGACTGTGCTGCCATTTGTTATTGATTCAAACATTCTCCTTGGTGATGTACGGGAAACTCTTGCGTCTTTGGCGGATAACAGCATTCACTGCGTTGTCACCTCACCACCGTATTGGGGTCTAAGGGATTATGGAACTGCCACTTGGATTGGTGGCGATCCTGAATGCTCTCATAAACGAGATAGTAAGTTCAGTGAGAGTTGCTCAACTGGACAGAAACTTCTTGAAGGCGCTATCGGTGACGGCATTTATAAAGTTCAATGTCCTCGTTGTGGCGCAATGCGTAAGGATAGCCAACTTGGTTTAGAGCCAACCGTTGACGAATATGTAGAACATATGGTGGAAGTTTTCCGTGAAGTTCGCAGAGTTTTACGAGAAGACGGAACGCTCTGGTTGAACCTAGGCGACTCTTATGCGGGTAGCAACGGGAATGGGTGGAAGCAGTCAATCGCTTCTACTAACGCTTCCAACGCTGGTGGAGAGAACGAAGATTTCAGAGCAAAAATTGGTCGCGATGATGGCGATCTTAAACCTAAAGATTTAGTTGGTATTCCTTGGCGTGTTGCTTTTGCCTTGCAAGCAGATGGCTGGTATTTGCGTCAAGACATTATTTGGGCTAAACCAAACCCGATGCCTGAGTCTGTTCGTGACAGGTGCACCAAAGCACACGAATACATGTTCTTGCTAACAAAGAAGTCTCATTATTTTTTTGATAGTGAAGCGATTAAGGAACCAGCAAAATATGCTTATGATGACAGGGGGTCTCGTGCGGACAGTCGTAAAGATGCAGGCATTTCAAATGCAATGCATGGGTCAACTGGAGCATTCAGGAACAAGAGGTCAGTATGGACGGTGACAACGAAGCCATTCAAGGGAGCGCACTTCGCAACATTCCCTCAGGATCTGATAGAGCCCTGCATCTCCGCTGGTACGAGCGAAATGGGATGTTGTGCTCAATGTGGGTCACCGTTGGTTCGTCAAGTGAACCGCAAGAGGATAGCCCGAAACGAACTTCCAGTGGACGATCCTCGTTATCGTCCAAACAACTACGAAGGCGCGTATGGGGAAATAAATGGCAAAGGAGACGCAGGTTATTCTCAAACCGACACAATCGGTTGGGAAAAGGCTTGCAAATGCGAAACCGCTGAAACTGTCCCATGCACGGTGTTGGATGTGTTCTTTGGTGCTGGCACCACAGGGGTTGTAGCCCAAAAGTTGGGTAGATCGTATTTGGGCTGTGAGTTGAACCCTGAGTATGCACAGATCGCAACATTGCGTTTGTCTGATGAGAAGGAAAAGTTGAGAATTGCCCGCGAGTTAGCGGATAGTCAGTTGTCTCTTTTTGAGGTTGCTTCTGAGGGGTAGTAAATGTTGTATTATTTACCTACATAAGTATTTCAGTAGTTCTCTTTGACTTGGAGGTCAAAAATGTCAGCATCAGCACCACTTCTTCTCCCAATGACGGTTACAGGCACATGTGCAACAACTTCAACTGTTGTTGTTCGCACTCCTGTTGCAGGTCGTGTACGAGCCATCACGGTTGCCGCAGGCACCGCTCCTGCTGGTTCAGTTTTGAGTGGAACAGTTCGCAAGGCTACCGCTTCGGGAACCGTTGTAGGAACTTGGTCAATCGCCGCTGGAGCAACCTCCGCTGTAGCAACAATGTCAACCGTTGACGGTGCAGATGAACTCGCAGCAGACGATCTCGTTCACTTGGTTGTTGGCGCAGTTGGTTCGGGAACCGCTGGTTCAAACTTGACCGCTCTTCTTCAGATTGACCAATCAGCAGACCAAGATGGTTCAGATGTTGTTTCAGTAGCAACACTTCGTGGCAACCACCCAGGTGGAGTTGTAGCCTGATAATTAAGTAAGTAAAAATTTAAACCCGACAAGTAGTTAATCCCCCACATCCGTGCAGGTCTGTGGGGGATTAACTATTTACGGGCGTAGAACTGTTATAGCAACCCTGTCGCTTGCTTTCTTGAGCAATGAGATAGCATCCTCTTGGGCGTGACAAGCACACCATTCTGCTATTTCTTTTCCTGTTACTAGTTCTAGGTATTCGCAAAAGAATCTTGCTCTTCCGCACATAAATGGCGCTACACCGCATTCTTCTGCGTCTGTTACTCCTTCAGCAAGGAATTTTTCTTTAGCCCCACAGGCGAGGAGTATCGCACCCCATAGATCAACTTCTTTTGTGTATGGGTCGTATGTCGTGTGGTTGGAGAATCCATGTTTTTCTAAAATCACGGCAGCCCGTTCATAGGCGTCGTGGGCACCGAGTTCTTTTAATGTTGGGAACATTATTCTTTTGAAATTCCTTTTTTATGGCAAAGATCGGCATATGCAATGTTCGGGCTTTCTCCTATGCCGATTGACTGTTTGTATTCGTCGGTGAACAGATCAACAGCATCGCAGTCGTCTCCATAAAAATAATCAAGCATAGGTTCAGTGAATTCGTCACACTCTGCGAATGCAAGCCACTTCCCACCCTCATATATCCCCCCATACCTCGCCTCCCTTATGACGACGGGGTAAAGGGTGATAGGTTTTTGAGTCATTTCACTTGATTGGACAAGCACCTGTCGCGCAATTATCAAGGTCAAGATCAATACCGCTTGCCTGACTCAAAGGAACTGATGTGTCCACTTTCTTTACGAGCGCATCGTATTCACTTTGTGTGATTTGCTCGTATGGTGGCAATGGGAAGTTGTGGTCGGCATGCAAAAGGAAAGATACTGATTTGACGCCTGTGTCGTAGTTCTTGGACAACCATTCTTTGATTGATTCAAGTTCTTCCTTGCGGTAGTAAACAGTCACCGAAACGGCATTATCAGCCCATTCGGTTTGCATCTTTTTCACCCATTCAAGTTGCTCTACGGCAGTCATGTTTTCGGCGAGTACAGCGTTATCTGGTGACTTGCACGGGAACTCAACAACATAGCGAGTGTGGTCTTCGCGACCATCAATACCAATGTCCCAAACAACCTTATGTCCTCGTGCACGCAAGCCTGCTACAAGGGCGTCAGACGCTCCAAAACGCACCCTACGGATGTAGAACGGTGCGAATGCGGGATGAATGCCCGGAGTGATCCCGGGGAGCAATGAGAGCGTCCCTGATGGCTGAACAGTTGTCAACCTGACAGAACGAGGGAAACCTTTTTCCTTTGAATAGTTGACATCAAATTCGTCAAGGTTGCGGTACGCCTCATCCAACCAAGAAACTTGTTCTTCTGAAGCCTGTAGAACGCCAGAGACGCTTTGTCCTAGACGCGCATTTTTAGCAACAATCGCATTTGTTTTTGCGTAAGGATAAGTGAGGCGAGTTATTTGCTTCTGAACCATGTACAGAAGTTCAGACAGTTCTTTGAATTGTTCAATACTGCAAATGTTCGGTAGGAATATGGTTGCAAGGTTGCATGACTCCCCATCACCTAAACCGATTTCCGCGCAAGGGTTGAACCCTTCAATTGTTTTATCTGCCCGTTCTTCTTTGAGGCGTCCGAACTTTCGTGCGAGGCGACGATTCACCAAACCGTATGGTTCTCCGCCACCCGTGTAACCCTTCCATAGTTCTGGCATGATGTGGTCGTAGTAGTCGGCGTAGATGCTGTTGTTTGAGTTTGCTCGGTAACCCGGGATATCCCCCGAAGCCCAGTTCTTTGCTCGCAAAAACAGAACATCATCAGGGTCGCCGATAGCGATCTGTGCTGAGCGTCGTGATGATCCTGAAACAACAACGCGACCAATGATGTTGCAAATGTCAAGAACATCAATTGAGCGGAGTTTCTTTCCTTCGCGTGCTTCCATAACTTTGCAAATGTCTGCGATTCCGTCAACTAGCGCACCTGGTCCGCTTGCTGTTCCGCCGAATGTTTTTAGTGGTGCACCGAATTCGCGAATAAGGATCGTTGAATAGGAGAAAGATTTACCTGTATCAAAATATGATTTAAGTACGCTGTGCAGGAGTCGTCGCCAACCTTGACGAGAGTCAGGAACAATGATGTCTGCATCATTTGAACGGTCGTGCGTGATTTTCACATTAGGCAAAACTTTTGGCAGGTCATGGATCTTTGCTCGTTCAACGGAGAATCCAACTCCACCGCCAAGCATCAGGTGATCAAAGAGGAACTCAAAATCTTCTACTTTTTCTATGTTTACGAAATAGCAGTTATTCAGCGAAGCGGCATTGAACTGCTTGATCAACGGGGTTCCAAGTTGCCATAGGGCACGACCAGAGAACGATCCACGCAGGTGAAATACATGGTCAAAAAGTTTTTCTGCTTGATCTTGTGTGAGTGGTGTTCCAATTTCTACTGCACCGTTTACACATCGCTGTACTGTTTCCAACCAAGTTTCGTTTCGGTTCAACTCTTCAATCCGGCGAGAGTATGTGCGCAGGTAGACAACCTCGCCAAGACCGCTGAATCCCCATGGTGGTGTCTGTGTTTTGTATCGGTCTACAAATTCTTGGGATAACAGCGAAGTCATTACATCCTCTTTCGGCGCACTAGGCAATATGGGTGGAGAACAATAGTACAGCACCAAGTATTTTAAGTAAAATCCTAATTACGGGTAAGGTTATATTTTCTTGCCTCAGATAAAGGAATCACTTGACCTA